AGGAGTATCAGGCTCTCTAACAGTAGTAGGAGATGGAACTATAAACGGTACTAAAATTACTAAGTTTACCTCATCCGATACAGATATAACAGGACTTATAGGAGGCACTAACACCGGTACGTTAATACAGGGGGTATCCACAGGTCATTTTGTAATTGGGATGCAAGAGGATAGTCTAACTGATTCTTTTGCCATTATTGGAGGTGCTGGAGATTTTTACTCTAATACAAACTACGACAAGTTAATCTTTAAAGTATCTGGTTCAGGTCAAACATATATAGGTGGAGCACTATCTGTTGATGGAGCACTAGATGTAGATGGAACAATAACAGCTACTAACGACATTACCGCATACTTTTCATCTGATGAAAGACTTAAGGATAACATTACTCCTATAGGTGATGCAATAAACAAACTAAACCAGATTGGAGGATATGAATTTGACTGGAATAATAATTCTGAGCATAGCGGTCACGATGTTGGTGTTATCGCTCAAGAAATCGAAAAAGTGCTGCCAGAAGTAGTAACTACTCGAGACAATGGCTATATGGCTGTACGTTATGAGAAAATTGTCGCGTTATTAATTCAAGCTGTTAAAGAACAGCAGTTACAAATTGAAGAGCTTAAGTCAAAGCTTTAGCGACCAAAACCAAAATATATGGATATGACTAACCCTTCCTGGACTTTCCAGGGTAGGATCTTCAACGACATTTCAGATTTCCCAAAAGATACTTATGGATTCATCTATGAGGTGACCCATAAACCTACCGGCCAAAAGTATATTGGTAAGAAAGTCCTATTCTTTGAAAGAAATAAAAGACTCGGTAAACGAGCACTAGAAGCATTACGCGAAGAGCGTAAAGCTAAAGGAATAGGAGGACGAGTTCCTCTCAAACAGAAAGTAATAACAGAATCAGATTGGAAAGAATACTACGGCTCTCACCCCACTATAAAAAAATTAGTTGATAAGTCAAAAGACTTGAGAGAAGATTTTGAGAAAAAAATACTTGATCTGGTTCCTAATAAGAAGCTTCTAACATATTATGAATGTAAACACCTATTTATAAATGACGTACTTGAGACATATAGTCATCAGTATATTAATGACAATATATTAGGTAAGTTTTACAGAAAAGATTTTACAAATGATTAAACTACAGGAAATTATTGGATACCCTTCTTTACAATATCATATAGATAATGGACTCTCATTGCATGAACATGTCTACCGTTATAACTCTGAAGCGTTTATACAGTTGTTTAAAGAAGCGAGAGAAGCTTATAGAAACGAGGAAATCGAACTTAGCGAAGAAGATGTTGAACTATTAGAAACTACAGATATAGGTGAATATGGAGACTACAACGGTCTTAGAGTTCCTTTAGATCTTCCAATGGTATCAAAAAAATATAATCCATTATTCGAAATTGGTTCACTTATTGACGAAATGATTGAGAACGAGGATACAATTGATGAAGCATCTTCTATTGAGGAGATGATAGACTTTGATATGATCAAAGAACTAGTAGAGTCAATCGGTGGCCAGATCGATATGGATAAATTTAGAAAAGCTGTAGCTCTTAATAACGAATCATTTGATTACAATGGATTCGATTTACTAAAAGCTTCTGTTGGATATATGAATGAAGCTGAATACCAAGGTAAAAAAGTACAGCTTAACAAACCTAAAAGGGGCGGTAGTAAAAAATTCTACGTTTATGTTAAATCTCCAAAAGGAAACGTAAAGAAAGTTTCATTCGGAGATACTGGTCTTTCTGTAAAATTCAAAAAGAAAGGAGCAAGAGCTTCATTTGCAGCTCGTCATAAATGTGCTCAAAAGAAAGATAAGACTAAAGCAGGATACTGGTCTTGTAACATCGGACGCTACTGGAAATCATTAGGAGGTAGTTCTAACTTTTCAGGATACTGGTAAAAGTGCTAATTGGTTATGATTAAATTTGGTAAAGTTAATATAGATATTACTTTAGATTTTAATTCTATTAATTTCTCTGAACCTTTTGCTTGCTACACTCAAACAGATAAAACTAAACTATACTACACTCCTCATAATAGCAGTATACAACAGGTTTTTGAAGACACACCTCCCTGGTTAGGAGAACTTCAAGATCAATTACCTCATAAGTTTGATAATATTTTTCCTAGTATAATAAAAATTAACCCTGGTAACACAGTCCCATATCACGTAGATAAACACTACAAACTAAAAGAAAAGTACGGTGATGGAGAAAGCTACAGGTTTGTAATTTTTTTAGAAGACTGGGATAAAGGACATTATTTTGAAATACACAATAGACCGTACACTTTGTGGTCAAAAGGCGACTGGGTTATGTTCGGTATTGACGACTGGCATCTTGCTGGTAATATGGGAGAAGACCCATTCTATGTAGGTCAAATTACAGGTATATGTTAAAAGGTGCACGGCCAATAAAAGATATTCTTGTTTCTAAAACGTACGATAGTTTCAAACACTCCCCACTGTGCACTATTGATAACTATAAAGACCTTTGGTTCAAATGGATAACTTCATCTAAACTTAAACAAATAAAAGGCTTAGAAAAATTTAAATACTCTAACTATAGTCAAGGTACATCTCAATCGTTCGATAATTTTTTCATAAGACATTCAAACTCTAAAACCTTAACCTGTTTAATTGGCGACTTTCAATATCATTCATGTTTAGGTAAACACACTAACTTTAGTTATTTTAACCTAAGCCAACAACCTACAAACTGTGCTTTAATAATAAGTTTACCGTTTAGTGATTACGGTAAAACTCACCCTAATTTTTATGAAGTATTAGAATACTGTAACAAATTTGATATACCTGTATGTTTAGATTTGGCGTATTGGGGAATTAGTTCTAACATAAGCATTGATTTAGACCAGTACAAGTGTATAAAAGAAGTAACATGTAGTTTGAGTAAACCTTTTTACACACTTGAAAACCATAGAATAGGTATTAGGTTTAGTAGAGAATATTTAGATGACGGTATTTCAATGATTGACGAAGTAAAAATGTATAACAAACATAGCATAGAGTTAGGGTGTTTGTTTTTATCTACGTTCGATTGTGATTTTATTTATAACAAATATAAGGTAGCACAACTGAGCATTTGTGCAAACAACAACCTTATACCAACCGATTGTGTTATTTTTGGTATCGGAGGGGATGAATACAACCAGTACAATAGGGGCATAGACGGTAATAACAGAGTATGTATAAGCGACTTATTAAATGAAACACAGTATTAAACCATATAAAGAACAAATAGTAGACGATTATATTTTAAGAGAGTTCTCTCAAGACACTCCCTCATTTGAATTTGTATGGCATAGAGACAAAAAAGACCGTTGGGTGCAACCCACACATGAAACAGATTGGTTATTCCAATTAGATAACGACATACCACGTAAATTACAAAAGAATAAACTATTTATACCAAAAGAAACATATCACCGTTTAATAAAAGGCACAGGTGATTTAGTTGTAAAAATATGGCAAAAGGATTAACATTAGGTAACTATTTAGAGAAACCTAAAAAAAAGAGACCAGGCATACATGCTAAGTCTAAAACGTCAAAACTAAAAAGTTCCAAGAACTACAAAAAAATATACAGAGGACAAGGAAAATGAAACTATCTGATATCATACTTAACGAAGAACCAGGACCAAGACAAAACACAGTTGATCTAAATTCACTTAGCTTCGACTTGCTTTTATCAATGTTTGGTAAAAAGCCAATGTTTGGTTTTAGTTTACCAAACCCAGATGACTCTTCAAGACAGGTATTTGACCAAGAATCATTAGATAGTTGGAAAGCAGGTATTGAAAAGAAATACGGAAACGTAAACATTAGAATAGACGTTGAAGCTTCTTCTCCTTGGGAAAAAATTCAAGTTTTAGATGACAAATTTAGAGCTGATAAAGAAAAATACATAGCCGGAAAAGCAGCCTGGCTAGACAAAGAAAGAGCTGCAGGAAGAAACTCAGACCTAGATTAATATGAAACTATCAAAAATCATATTAGAAAATAAGAAATATGTTGTTAGAGAACAGCTAGATCTTTCAGACGAGGATGTTTTGAAACTAGCTGAAGCTATTACAAATAAATTGGAAGACTACCTTGATATAGAAAATAGAACACTACTTTTTCAATCTGTCTCTGCAGCAATTGGTGATCTGCTGCAAAATAATGAGGTATAAGTTGTTCCTTTGAATAAAAGTACCTATCTTTATGTAAAAGATACGGACTGGTTATGGACTATACATTCTTATTAGGCTCCATAGAAAATATATTGGGTAAAAGTTTTAAAAAGGCAAGAGATAACTATGCCTTTCACTGTCCTTTTTGCAATCATCGCAAACCTAAGCTTGAAATTAACATGTCCACTAATGAAGAAGGTCAGAACCCTTGGGAATGTTGGGTATGTGAGACTAAAGGACGTACTATCCGGTCTTTACTTAAACAGTTAAAACTACCTGTTAGTGAAGCAAAAGAGATACTTAAATACTTACCTAAAGGAGTTCATGCTAATTATTATAAAAGCAACACAGTAGAGCTTCCAAAAGAGTTTAAATTGATTACGGAAGCAGAAACTAATTCTTTTTCTGCAAAGAAAATAAAAAAATACTTATATGATCGAGGGCTTACCGATAATGATTTTATTAAATATGGGATTGGATATTGCACAACTGGAGACTATGGAGGAAGAATTATTATACCAAGTTATTCTGAATCCAATACACTCAACTTCTTTGTTGCGAGAAGCTATGATGGCAACTACTATAAGTACAAAAACCCTGAAGTTTCAAAAGACATAATCTTTTTTGAAAATTTAATTAATTGGAACTTACCAATAGTTTTATGTGAAGGTGTATTCGATGCTATTGCCATACGTCGTAATGCAATACCAATATTAGGAAAAAACATTTCCAAAACACTACTTAAAAAAATAATCACCAGCCCATTTAAAGACGTTTATATTGCATTAGATAATGATGCAAAAACCACTGCCATCAACTTAGCAGAAAAGTTAGCTAACCAAGGTAAAAGAGTATTTTTAGTTGAAATGAAGGATAAAGATCCTTCTGAAATGGGTTTTTACAATTTTACCAAATTAATTCAAAAAGCACAAGAGTTGGATCTCACTCAACTTATGCTGCATAAATTAGACCTATGATTAAACAAGGAACTAATATTTTAAAAGAACAAACAAAAAATAGATTAGACTATAATGAAAAGTTAGAACAAATTAACTTTTTAGATAGGCGAGTTTACAAAAGGTCGGAAGGAGTTTATTATCCGTCCGTAACTACTATACTCCAGTATATGCCACGTAACCAGCATTTTGAACAATGGCTAAAGGACGTTGGACATAACGCCGACCTTATCGCTCGTTATGCTGCTAAAGAAGGAACCCAAGTTCATGAAGCAGCTGAATCTTTAGTATTAGGAGAACAAGTTAGCTGGTTTACAGTAGACGGCAAGGCTAAATACTCTCAAATTGTATGGGAAATGATAATGCGTTTTTATGATTTTTGGTCAACACATAAACCTGAATTAATTTCATCTGAAGATTTTGTATATTCGGATGAACATCAATATGCAGGTACTGCCGACCTTGTGGTAAAAATGGACGGAGAAACGTGGCTTTTAGACATAAAAACCTCTAAACATGTACACAAAAGCTACAGTAGACAGTTAGCTGCCTATGCTAAAGCTATAGAAGAAACTAAGGGTATTAAAATAGATAGAACTGGTATCATTTGGTTAAAAGCTCAAACTAGGTCTGCCTCAAAAAAAGAAGGGGTATATCAAGGTAAGGGATGGCAAATTAAAATAGTAGATGATATAGATAGGTACTTTAAACTGTTTTTAAGTGCATATGAATCGTACAAAGAAGATCATCCAACAACCGAACCTATTTATAATAGTTATCCAACAACTTTAAAACTATGAAAAAACTTTGTATCTTAGCGTTATTTTTCGTATCTTTAACAAGCTGTAGTTCATATCAAGTAGCTCGTTATGAGATAGAAAGCGTACTTGCAGTCACAAAGG